AGATTTTCACGGTGCCATCGACCGGCTTTGTGATGATACGGGTTTCGGCTTCACCGCCGCTGGCGTAAACCTTCACAAGCTGGAACGTCTTTGTCGAACCGTCGCCTTGCCCCAGCGGCTGGGCCAGCGCCTGATAATCGGTCCAGTCCTTGAACCGGAAACCATAAGCCCGGCCCCGCCTGGCCCGAAAAAACGCGATGAGCGCTGCCACCTGCTCACGCTTTTTAAGGCCGTGGGCAACATTCCATCTGCCGCGCGCAGCTGCCCAGTTGGCGTTGCGGCGTTCGTGCCCGGACACCGTTGTGACCACGGTAGTCAGATAGCCAGGCCCACCGGACGCACCGTATGAGATATCCGGCGGGAGCTGCACCTCATGAAACCCGCTCACTGCGTCTTATCTATCAAAGATTGCGCCGCGCCCGTTCCATGGCGCGGGCAGCGTCGGCAGCGATCTGGCCCTGGGCGTAACGAAAACTGTTGGCATCCGGCGTTGAAATGTTCATCACCACGTTGACGGGTGACTGGGTATTACGAGCCTCGCCCATAGCAGCCAGTTGTGCCTTAGAGAGCACCATCTCGCCACGTTGCAGGATTGCTGGCACCTCATCGGCACGGAGCCCTGCAATCCCGCCGTCATGGAGATTTTGCGCACCTGCAAATGCCAGCGCAGAAACCTGCCGTTGTTGCGCAGGTCCGCCGGCAATGCCGCCGCGGTGAAAAATGCCAGCCAACAACCCGCCGCCATCAAACAGGCCACCAAGCAGTCCGCCCCCTCCACCGCCGAGTGCGTTGGCCAACGGTCCAAGGATGGCGGAACGCACGGCAATGCGGGTGATATCGGCCAGCATACTGTCAGCCAGCGACTTAAAATCAATCTTGCCACCGGTGACAAAGCTGGCGATGGCATCCTCAGCGCTGCGGAACGCACCTGTAAAAGCATTGCCGAGATCCTTGCCCCAATCCGCCGCGTCGTTCGCATAGCGGGCCAGTTCATCGCTCACCGCCGCCCAGCCTGTTGCGGCCTGCTTGGCCGCTTGCGCTGCTGCTGTCCCAGCGGACTCGCTTGCGTCTGCGGCTCGTTTTGCCGATCCAGCGCTGCCTTTTTCGTCCCCCTGCCCGCCGCCAATTGCCTTAAAGCTTTGATCCAGACGTTCGGTTGCCGCGGCTGCACTTTTGATCTCACTGCTGGCACCGGCCATGCTGTCCCGCAACGTAGAGATCGAGGCAAGCGGCGCACCTGCCCTGTCACCCAGCACCGTTGCGGTCTCTCGCGCACGACCTGCCGCAGCGCGGGCATCTTTGGCGAAAGCCGAAAACCCAAGATCCGGCACCTTGAACGTGTCAGCCTTGAATGCAGAAGCGAACGCATCCTGTGCCGCTTTACCAGCCTGGCTCGCAGCGCCAGAGAAAGCGTTATCAATCCGGCCCAGATCAATTTCCGGTACGAGTTTGATACTGCGCTCGATCCCCAGCGCCGAGAGCCCGGTGTTAATGCCCTCGAGCAACCTTTGATGCTGGCAAGCGCACCGTTCAACATGGCCTCCAGACCAGAGATCAGAGCATTTGCAGCCTGCATCGTCAGATCGCCGATCGCGCGAGGCAGGTTGCTCCAGATCACAACCATGGCATCGAACGTGCCCTGAAACGCTCCAATCGCCCGATTGCCAAAGGCAACGATGGACGTAAGGGACGCCTGCAACGCATCTGCAATGCTGGCTTGAATGCCGCTCCAGGTGGCAGAAATCTGCGCTCCCAAAGCACCGCCCAGCAAACCAATTCTGTCCCAGACCTCACTGGCGACATCGCCCAGAAGACCAAGCGCGGCACTGAACCCACCGGTTGCCTGGACCAGTTGAGCAAATTGAAAGATCAACTCGCCTGCTGCCACGACGAGCGCGCCAATGCCAGTGCGGATCAGAGCACCACGCAGAAACACCAGCGCCGTCGCCAGGCCGCGCACCGAGGCCACCGCCGCGACCATGCCGGCAATCCAGCGCCCGGCGATGAGGCCGGCAAAGGCCGCGGCAATCGCGGCAAGGCGGCCCATGTTGTCGAACAGGCTGCGGATGGCCTGGCCAAGCAGGCCGGATTTCTGTGAAATCTCCGCCAGTGCATCTGCGACAGCTTCCAATGCCGGTGCAGCGGCAACAGCAAGCTGATTGGATAATCCACGCCAGATCAGACCAAGCCGCGAGATCGCATCGTTGGTGCGTTCAATCTGATCGGCGTCCTGTTCGGAAACAACTACGCCAAAGTTGCGCACATCCGCAGTTGCCTGCCGAAGCGTTGCGGTGTCGATCCGCGAAATCGCAATGCTGCCTTCTTCGCCGAACAACTGACCGGCCACGGCGGCACGTTGGGCTGCAGGCACAAAATCCAGCATGGCCTGATTGATACGCCCAACGCGCTCATCGAGTGGTAATTTCAGCAATTCTGACGCTGAGAGCCCGAGGCGTTCCAGCGCTGCAACGGCCGGGCCAGTGTCAGCGGCCGCCTGGCTGAGACGGCGCGTCAAGTCCTTGGTCGCCTGCTCGATGCCGGACATCGCGACGCCCGCCAGTTCACCGGCACGTTCCAACACTTGTACGCTTGCGACAGTGGTGCCGAGTGATTGCGCAAGCTTGGCCTGTGCGTCAACAACCTGCAACCCCGAGTTGATCATGGCCGCCGCGCCTGCGGCAAAGGCTGTTGCTGCGGCAGCTGCTGCGATCTGCACGCGCCGGTAGAAGGTTGCAACGCGGGCGTTGGCTGCCTCCATCTCCCGCGACAGTCGCCGAAAGCCTTGCTCACCGGCGTCACCGATACCCTTGAGCTCGGCACGCACGTTACGGCCGCCAACGGCGGTCAGGCGCACAGACACACGTTTTTCAGCCATTTCGGTCCCTCTTGAGATGATGGCAGGCTTCGGAGAGGTTCTCTAAACTCTTGAAATATGTATCGCAACATGATACATATGCTTATGATCGTCAGCACGAAGGGCAAACGCGCGGCTAATGCGGTGGCCGACCGGTTCGGCAAGGGTTTTCCTGCCGACCTGGTCAGGCGAACGCGGGCGATGCTTTCGGCACTTGATGCCGCCGTGATCCTTGAGGATCTCCGGTTTCCACCGGGCAATCACCTTGAGGAACTGAAGGGCGACCGGGCCGGGCAGCATTCGGTACGTATCAATGCTCAGTGGCGCATCTGTTTCGTGTGGACCGATCAAGGACCGGCCGATGTCGAGATCGTCGACTACCATTGAAAAGGGCGCGACATGACACTTATGAAAAACCCCTCTCATCCCGGCGAGGTTCTCTCTGAACTCTATCTGGGGCCGCTCGATCTGAGCCCGATTGCGCTTGCCAAGCGCCTTCACGTTCCCCGAACACGGATTGAGCGGCTGGTGAAGGGTGAAACCGCACTCACCGTGGACACTGCACTCCGGCTTGCGAAGTTTTTCAGTACCACTCCGGAATATTGGATGAACTTGCAACGGGCATGGGACCTCGCACAGGCGCGCGACATGATCGACATCTCAGACATCACGCCTCTCGAGGTTGCCTGAGCCTATCTGTTCGTTGAGTCTACGCACCATCATGCCCTCAACCTCAGGCAGAAGTTCTGCGCACATGAGCGTGTTAATCCCCAGCGCCTCGGCACAGGCCAATGCAGCCGTCATGTCCAGGCCCACAACCGCGCCAGGCACGACACGCAATTGCCCGGTGAGCTGCTTGGCCAGCTCCCAGACCTGCCAGCCTTCGACGGTGTGCGGACGGTTCAAGATGATTGGGCATGCGGGACAGGTAGCCTGGCATGATCGGCAATACTGTTCGCCCCCGCTGAAGTGCCAGTCTGCGAGGGCGCGGAGGCGTTTTTTTCTTCTTCCAGCAACAGGCCTTTCGAGACGTAATGGAGCTGGAAAGCCTCAAAAATCGGCAGAATATCAAGCAAAGCATCAATGCCTTCTGGCGTGACAGAGATAGGCTCACCTGCCTCATCACCAACGCCCTCCCAATCGAGCACGACCAGTTTGGCCAGTGCCTTAGCCATGGCGATCGCGATGGCCTCATTAGAGGTTCCCTCGGGCAGAGCCACCACAGTTGCGTCACTGCGGGCGGCCGCCATCAATGATGTTGTCAACGGCACAATGTGCAACCGCACGTCATGGCCGAGATCAAGCCAGCTTGGCTCGCGTGATAAATTTAAGCGTATCAAGGAAAGTCACCTCATGTGTAGGTTGCAATGTCGTTGAGAAGATACGTGCGCAGCATGGTGCCCTCGGTCTCATCGAAAGCGGCGCGCCAGTCAAAGCTCGCCTCAACCCCGCCGGGGCCTGAGACGGCGTATTTGGGTTTCGGCAGAAACACACGCGGCAGTTCAAAGCGCAGCGTGTAGCCCTCTGGGAACGTAAAGCCATACTCAAGCGCAACAGGATCGCCATCGGCGGCCTCGGCCACCAGCGTGGCGCCATCGAAACGCACGGTCATTGCTCCTTCCGCTGAAGCAAAGGTGGGATCGGCGGCTTCGATCTTGCCGTCCTCGCGAATCACACGCACACGTTCGAGATTATTGGAAAACGTCAGACTGCCACCAGTGACACCAGCAAGTTGCTCTCCGCCGCGGCGGATAAAACCGCGTCCGAGACTGAAGCGCCGTAAGCTATAAGCCGCCGGGCTTGCGTCCACCGTAGCCGAAAAATTTTCTTCGCCCTGCGCCACCAGTTGCAGACGGCCATTGGCCGGGCCTTCCTGGCCCATCTCGAAGTTCAGGCTTTCCATCACCGTGCCAAGATGGCGAAAAAACACCGGCGTGATTAGTTTTGGATGGCCAACCTCAATTGTGTAGCTCGGAATATCATCAGCGCCACTTTCCCAGGCGTGATTGTAACCGCCGCCAGTTAATGTGGCCGCTGACACCGCTGCTCTCGAGGCTGCAAGCGTTAATGCATTCCCAGCCGGATCGGCAGTATCAAATGTGATGACAAGAGTTTGCGTGCTTGCAGGCCGTGAATATGTGCATTTAGCGATTTCAGCATCGGCAGAACCATTCAGATCGCTGACCAGCCGATTGAGTGTTTGATTGATGCTGCCCTGAATTTCAGTTTCTTGTGCACCAGCCTCTCCAGACACAAACGTCCAGTCTGTGCCGTTGAGTGTGATTGTATCTCCCGCGGATGGATTTGCAGCAAACACAATCTCGCCGCTGGCGCTGACCGGCGTGGTTGTTGGATTGCCAAACAGCCCCGTCAGCCAGAAGCCGGTGCCCTGCAAATCGAATGGAATATCAATCTGGCCTTCATCGGTGATGAGGCCGCGATATGGATCTTGCACGTTGCGGCCGCGCCCCAGCAACGGATCGTCGCCCAGAGGCTGCGCCGAAGACAGATCGGTTGATTTAAAATCAAGGCTTTGATAGCCGGTTGGCGGCGCAACGCCGTAGCCTGCCTCGCGGCACGCCTTGAGGGTGGCGTCCGCACCGTAAGCACGCACCTTGGGCATATATAATGTTTCCTTCTGTGTTACAGATCAGGCCGTGAGAGGATCGCTGACCAGATATTCGATTGTGATGAGTATCCGGGCCGTCAGAACCGGCGGCGCGCCTTCCAACGCCAGCGCGCCTGTGTCCGGTGCTGACGGGGTGAGGTTTTCAGCAAGGCCGCCGAGTGTTTCATCGACACGGAGGGCGGAACCGATCTGGCCCAGCAGCTGATCGAGCGCTGCCTCACCGCTGCCGTCCGCCTCTTGCAGCACATAGACTTCAAGCTCAGCGCGATGGGCATAGAATTCCGTGCGGGGATTGAGCG